ACAAAATCCAATAATAATGTTATTATTACTAAATATAATATTGAAAAACAATGACTTTAAGTGAAATTAAAGAAAAACAAAATTCTCTTATTCAACGTTGTGAAGAAATTGTTAATCTTTGTAAATCTGAAGCCAGAGAAATGACAGAGGATGAGAAGAAAGAATACGATGAAAAGCAAGAAGAAGTTAAAGCACTTCAAGGTGAATATCGCTCTTTAGAGGAAGCTGAGACCAAAGAAGAGGAAGATAAGAAAGAAGAAGAGGAGAAAAAATCTGAGGAAAAAGAAACTTCAGAGGAAAAAGAGGAACAAAAGGAAGACAACAAAGAAGAAGAAGACAAAAACACAGACACAAATAAAAACAACCGTAATATTATGGAACAAAAATTTAACTTAATGAAAGAGTTACGTAACTCTCTTGAAACAGGTAAATCATTTAACCTTAACGAAGTAAGAGCTTATACTGTTAACGATGAAGGTGAAGATGTAGTACAAACTGACATCTTTGACATCTGGGGTCCACTTCGTGCAAAGAACGTTCTTTTAGCTGCCGGTGCTAAATACTACAGCGGTGTAAAGAACAACATTCAAATCCCACTTATGGGTAAGGTATCATGTACATTTGAAGGTGAAACTGATGCAGCACAAGATGGTTCAGGTGCATTCACTTCAAAGACATTATCACCAAAACGTATCACAGCTAAATATCCTATTTCACTTCAACTTTTAGCGCAAGACTCTATTGGTGTTGAAGCTGAAATACGTAAAGATATTATCGCAGCTGTTAACTCAAAACTTGAAGAAGTACTTTTAGGTGATGGTGCTGGTTCAACAACTATTCCAGCTGGTCTTTTCAATGGTGTAACTCCAGAAGTTATCACAGACTTCAAAGGTATTACAGCATTAGAAGCAGGTGTAGAAACTGAAAATGTATTTGGTGATATGAAGTATGTAATGTCTCCATCTGCAAAAGGTGATTTACGTGCAATGGCTAAATCAACTAAGTCTACACAACTTGTTATGGAAAATGGTAACATCGATGGTACAGAAGTTCTTTCTACATCTCACATAGCAGGTAAGAACTTTATATATGGCGATTTTTCTTCTATAGTAATTGCTACATGGGATAGTGTACAAATTGACGTTGTAAGAGACGTACAAAGTGTAGGTAATGGTCAAGTTACTATAGTTGTTAATGCATATGTTGATGGTGCTCTTATCCGTCCAGAAGCTTTAGCATTCGGTACAACTGCAACTGAATAAATTGCAAGACCATTATCAACAATAGAAATTTACACAGATTAATCAATATGTTAATAGATTTAGATAAAATTAAGAAGCATTTAAATATAGATGAGGATTTTACTGAAGATGATGAATACATTGAATCTTTAGCTCTAGTAGCCGAAGAATTAGTGGAAAAGCATATTGATAAATCATTTGAAGAAATAGCAGCAGAAAGTGGCGAATTACCAAAGCCACTTCTGCATGCAATTTTGTTAATGATAGGCAATTTCTATGATAACAGAGAATCTGTAGCTTATTCATCAGCAATAGAAGTTCCAACATCTTTGACTTATATATTGAACATGTATAGAGACTATGAAAATGCAAATATTTAGTTATGAGAGCAGGAATTTTAAAAGAGCAGATAGAGATTATAACACCACAAATCACAACTAATGATTATGGTGAACAGACAACCGAATGGGTAACAAAATACACAACTAGGGCTAGATTAGTTCACACTAGTGGTTCAAGAGTGGAATATAATAGTGAAATATTTTATTCACATATGAAGACATTAGAAGTTAGAAATTATGTTCCAGTTGATGATTTTGACCGTATAATTTGGAATGAGAAACAATATAGAATATTAGATATAGAGCCAGATGAAGCACAAATGAAATATATCATCCGTGTGGAATTGGTAGACGAATAATATGTTAGACACACTAGAAATAGGCAAATATATAAATAATATTTTATCATCTAATGTTGATTTACAAAACTTAGGTGTTAAAGTTTATCCATTGATAGCTGATAATGATGCAAAGTTCCCATTTATAGTTTATAAACGTACAGGACTCACATCATTATTGTCAAAAGATGGTATTTATCAAGACACAGTAACAATTGAGATAAAGATTGTTACAGATAAATACTCAACAGGTATTCAGATTGCGAATATAGTTAGAGATTTAATACAAGTACCATATGCAAGATATGGAGCTATGGAAATAGATGATGTAGCTATAAACTTCGCAAATGAAGAATTTACAGAAAATGCATTTATACAAAACATGCAATTTATTTTACAAATACAAGATAATTAAATATTATGGCAGCACCAAAGATTATAAAGGGACGTGATTTGATGTTATTTAATGAAGATGGACACTCATATGCTTATGCAACAAATCACACTTTCAGTATCACAGCTGAAACTACAGATATTTCCAGCAAGGACCATGGCATCTGGGGAGCAAGCGAAATTGGACGTTATAATTGGGAAATTACATCAGAAAATCTTTATACTGAAACCGGATATGATGAAATGTTCGATTCAATGATAACAGGAGAACCAATAACAGTTCGTTTCGGACTTAAACAAACTCCAGCAGATCCATCAATGAATGTTGCTGATGGTAATACAGCACTTCCTTATTGGACTTCTACAAACACATTCTATGAAGGTAAAGTTGTTATTACTTCACTTGTAGCTAATGCAAACAATGGTGAAAACGCAACTTATTCAGTAACACTTACTGGTAGCGGTTCTATTAGTAAAGTAACACAAAACTAATTTAGACTTATTGAGGGTGTAATATTTATTACACCCTTATTTCAAAAAAATTTTAAATAATATTATGAAAATCACAATCAAAGACAAAGAGATAGAGCTTAAAAACTCATTACGTAGTATGATAATGTATGAGAATATTACTGAGAAAACATTTAACCCAGAAAATATCACAGACATTATCATATATATGTTTTGTGTTGTTCTTAGTTCATCAAATGATTATTCTTTAACATTAGATGAATTTATAGACTACATCGACAATAACCCTGACATATTCAATGAATTTGGTAAATGGTTAACTGATGTAGCGAACACAAATAACGTGTTAAAAAAAAGTTAAAGGACAACAAAGGAGACACACCTAAATTATTGTTCCATTACATAATGCGTGTATTGGTATATGAATTTAGGGTAGTTAATCTGGAATATTTTATGGACTGTTGTTCTGAATGGGAGATAAACGACATGATAGACAACATTCCATATTTAGATAGGAATCTATGGGAATCAGAACGTTTAAATGCATATATTACTGCACAAGTTAATAGTAAAAAGAAATTGACGCAACAAGATATATGCAAGTTTAAATGGGAAGATAAACATATAGAAGACTTTGTAAAAGATGAGAAAGACACTGAAATATCCACTGATGACATAAACAGATTAAAGAATATAGCAACACAATGGGAAAAGTAAAATACATATATGATGCAAAAGATTTGACTACACTTGCTGATGACATGTTGGACAGAATAGACAATGCTGTTATGGCAAGTGCATTAAAAATTAGAGATAATGCAAAAAGTTCTTTTCTTAGTGGTTCATCTTTATACAAATATGGTACAAGTGAATATAGAAACTTAGCCGATGGAATACGTGTAGGACATTTGAATAATTCACAAGTGAGAATACACACATTAGGCGGTAGAGATAATTACAATTCTTATAAGACTAGATTTTTTGTGGGTGGAACAATTCCACGTACACAAACAAAACAAAATGGTAGGAATATCAAGCCATATACAAAAGGTTATATTAAGGCAAATAATGCACTTGATATGGCCATGAATGGAGCTGAATCTATTCTTAACCAATACATTCAGAATGTTTTAGATAATTAAAAATATAATGTCTATTTTAACAAAAACAATAATTAAAATATGACACATAGATATATTTACAAGATTACATGTACTGCAGGTAGTTTTAAGGATAAATTTTATTTTGGACAACACACAACCCAAAATTTAGACGATGGATATAAAGGTAGTGGAAAACTATTAGGTGATTATTATAAGAAACACCCAGATGATTATGTCAAAGAAATAATATCATTTCATAATTCAAAAGAAGAATTAAATAAAGCTGAATATGACATTATACATCCATGGTTAAATCACTCAATGTGTTTAAATATTACAGAAGGTGGACATATAAATTCAGGATATAATTTAAAAGAAGATACACGAAAAAAATTAAGTGAATCACATAAAGGGCAAGTAGCATGGAATAAAGGAAAGACCGGAATATATTCAGAAGAAACAATAAACAAAATACGCAAAACATTAACAGGTAGAGTAGGTCCTAATAAAGGAAGAAAATGGAGTGAAGAATCTAAGAAAAAAATGAGCGAATCGAGTAAAGGACAAAAGGCTTGGAATAAAGGAAAAACAGGAATATATTCAGAAGAATCTTTAAAAAGAATGAGTGAATCACAAAAAAATAGAATACGTAAACCTTTATTAGAAGAAACAAAAAAGAAAATAAGTGAAGGAAATAAAGGTAAAATACCCAAAAATAAAGGTAAACATAGAATATATAATGACCCAAATGATAAATCTAAAGGGTTTCATTATTAAAAATAAATAAGTAATAAACAATGCCAAATCTTGTAGCGACAATTGGAGCTGACACTTCACGTTTTACACAAGAAATCGCGAGTGCGCAGCATATGTTAAACAAATTTGAGAAGGACACTAAGACTGCATCAGATAGTGTTCGCAAAAATGCATCTGTGACGAGTGAACAAGTCACAGCATATCGAAATGTCGTAAATGCATTATCAAAAGTAGCATCAGGCACTCTAAATACAAAGAAACAACAAGCCGAATTAACAGCACAAATAAAGGAATTGAAAGTTCAATGGGCTAATTTATCTGAGACAGCTAAATCAGGTGAATTTGGTAAAATGCTTTCATCTACATTAGGTGAATCACAATCACAATTATCACGTTTAACTGACCAAATAAAACAAGCCGACTCATCAATGTCAAGTTTTGGACAAGGAAATGCAAAACGTCAATTGATGGGACTGTCAAAGGAATTAACTAATTTGACAGTACAATATCGTCAAATGACAGCAGCAGAAAAACAATCGGCTGCAGGACAAGAATTAGCACAAAAATTATCTGATTTACGTACTAAAGCAGGTGAATTAAAAGATACTGTAGGTGATGTACAAGCTGAGATTAAAGTATTAGCAAGTGACACACCGAATTTAGATGTGTTCAATGATGCCATTGGTTTAGGTGCTGATGCATTAAGTGCTTATTCTTCTATATTAGCAAGAGTTACAGGTGATGAAAAAGCATTAAAGGATGCCATAGCCACTGTTATGGCAGTTCAATCAGCTGCAAATTTTGTTACTAAATTAACTAATGCATTACAATCTTCATCAGCAATAATGTTGAAGACTAGAGCAATACAAGAAGGAGCAGCTGCATTAGCAATTAGAATACGTACTGCTGCAGAAGGTAAGAGTGTCATAACAACAAAAGCAGCAACAGCAGCTCAAGCTGCATTCAATGCTGTAGCAAAGATGAATCCATATGTTTTATTGGCAACAGCCATTATAGCAGCTGGAGCGGCCATTTATGGGTTCACCAAGTACCTTGACAAGCAAACAGCAGAACAAGAAAGAGCAAATAAGAAGGCAGAAGAGTTTAAAAAGAAACAAGAAGAGGTAAGACAAAAACAAGAAGAGTTAAGTAATTCATCAGCAAAAGTTCAAAGTAAATTTGCCCAATTACAAGCACAATGGCAAAGTCTTAAATCAGTAGCCGAAAAGAAGAAATGGATAGAAGACAACAAATCTGCATTTTCAGATTTAGGTTTATCTATCACTAATGTTAAGACAGCAGAAGACATATTTGTAAAGAATACAGATAAAGTAATAGAAGCTCTTATACAACGTGCAGTAGCAGCAAAACAAGCAGAACAAGCAGCTGATGATTTAACGAAATTATATGATGAGAAAAAAGAAAAATCATATAGATCAGGTTATAAGCAAAAAGTTGTAAATGCAAAAACTAGAGTATCAGATGAGGATGCTGATGCAGCTGGTGTTCGTCGTAATAATCAAGTATTTGTAGGAGTTAACCCAAATAGTAAACGTACAGCCGAAGAAGTTAAGAAATTAAATGATTATTATGCAAAACAAGCACGAGAAAGAGCTAAAAAATTCCACAGTGATATAGATAAACGAATAGCTGAAAGAAAAGATGATTATATAAAAGGTATTCAATCTGAGGCGGATGCCAACAAAACTTTATCTGGTATGGGTGACAAGCCTGTTACGACATCTTCTCCTAAATCTAAGCCTGATAAGCCTGATAAGCCTGATAAGCCTGACAAAATAGAGGTTGAGCCAGTATTAGCAGAAGGTTCATTAGCTAAGTTAGAAAAGGAAATTTCAGACAAACAAAAGGAATTGAAGCTTGCTGTAAGTGATGAATCAAGAGCTAAAATACAAGCTGAGATAGATGAAAAAACAGGACAAAAAGAAGCTATTGAGTTAAAGTTAAAGCCAGTTGTATCAGAAAAGGATATAAAGAAAATACAAGAAGAAATGGCTGAACACTCATCTGATGTGGCTGAAAATATTAAGAAGCAAAAGAATACAACACCTGAACAAGGAGCACAAAACAATGCAAATAACCTTAAAACAGAATTAGACTTTAACAAGCAAATAGTTAAATCATTACAAGACCAATATGATGCTGTACAAAAGAGAATTAGTATAGGTGCAACATTGACTAGTAATGAACAACAACTTGTAAATATCTATGACCAAGCAAAAGATAGAGTTGATGAATTAGGTGATGCATATGAAAAGGCTGCAAAGAAAGCAGAATTACTTAAAACAAACTCTGAATTAAAAGAAAAACAATGGGAAGGTTTAAAGACTGGCATAGGAACATTAGGTAACGTTAATAATGCAATAAGAAGCACTACTTCTGAATGGCAATATTTAATGGAGAATTGGAATGATATGTCACCATTTGAACAAATAACTAGTGCATTTGGTACTGTAATATCTACAATTCAAAATGTAGTACAAGCATATGAAGCAATTAACACTATGATGGAATTGTTTGGTACTATAAGTGAATTAACAGCAGCTAAGAAAGTGGCAGCTGATAATACGGAAAAGACTTCTGAGATAGGTAAATTAGGAGTTAGTCAAGCAACATCAACAGCAGAAGTAACAAAGCAAGGTTCTAAACTACCATTCCCAGCAAACATAGCAGCGATAGCAGCAGGTGTAGCAGCAGTTGCATCCGCATTTGCGGCGGTGTTTAGTTGTTTTGCTGATGGTGGTATTGTTGGAAATGGAAGTAAAATTGGTGACTATAATATAGCAAGAGTTAACGGCGGCGAAATGATATTAAATGGTACACAACAGAAACGTCTATTTAATTTATTGAATGGTGTAGGTGGATATGTAAATGGACCAATACAAAAACAAAACGTTAACTTTGTAATTAAAGGTAAGACACTTAGAGGTGTATTGCGTAATTTTGACAATGCAAACAACAGAATATAATATTTTTGATTGTTGATTTTTTTTGAGTTCCTTGTTGTAAATTTATAACAGGGGACTCTTTTTAAATACTATTAACACATATGTATATGTGTATATAGATTATCATATTTTCTATATGATAACTATTATTAATTAACAACATTAAATTTAATATGAAATATTTAGGACAGTTCACTAATAGAAATAATGAATTAATAGAAGTTGATATAATAACTAATAATTCAGAAGCTCAAACACAAGAAATAACATTAGGAGATACACCAGTTGTAATATCACAAACATCAGATGGTATATTCTCACCTATCAAATCACGTAGTTGTACAATAACAATAGTGACAAATGATTATTTCCCAGATATGTACTCATCTGAATCACATGGTACAAAAGTGACAGTTGATAATATTACAAAAGGTGAACGTATTTTTTATGGTTTTTTGACACCATGTGAATATAATCAGCCTTATATTTATCTAAACCAATTAGAATTAGAAGCAGTAGATGCATTATCTACATTAAAGGACTTTAAATATTTGCCAATATCAAATAATAAGATAAACAAGATGTCTGATTTGTTAAAATATGCATTAATAACTGAAGCTGGTTATCAAAATGTCTATATTCCTTATATGGGAAATAAAGCATGGGAACAAAACAACTATAATTATGATATACAATTCCCAACAAATTTGGAATATCTATCAGATGTTTTGTTTAAGGAAAGTGACAAAGACGAAGAATTAGAATATAAAGACTGGTATACTATAATCGAAGAAATATGTAAGTTTTTCGGTTTATCAGCAGTGCCTTATGGTGAATCAGTATATTTAATAGACTATAAGATTGTAAATTATTGTGGTGATAAAGAATATACAGAGCAAACTTATTCACAGGACTTCAAAACATATTATAATTTGAAAGACTATGAGCCTTATTATATCGATGATAATTTGAAAGTTTTATTGATGGATGATTATGCTGGTAGTGAACAAAACATTGAGATAGACGGTGTATATAATAAAATCACAGTAAAGGCAGATGTTGATGATGTGGAAGATGAAGATATATATATTGATATAGAAGATGATGCAGAGAATGCAGCATTAGCGTGGACTTACCCATTTAATTTGAATGTATATGAGGATTTAAATAATTGGTTAGCTAAAATCATCAACCCTAATCCAGTATTGAAAACACAATACACTGTATTTAGTAGAATGTTTTACCCAACACAGGGTGGTATGGATATGCATGGTAATCCTATTACACCAACAAGTGATTTTTGGCAATGTTACTGTAACACTAATTTAGCATTTGATCCAACCAACATAAAATATTATATGGTTGAAAAAATGAATGACCAACACAACAATTGGCAAACTATACATAGAAACGGTAATATGGCTGAACGTATTGATGATGGTGAATATCAATACTGTACATTAGCACAAACATTTGGTTGGGAAGTTGGTACATCACCATCAGCAAAGGTAGATTGGAAGACTAATATTGTATTTCACACTGGTGTAGAGCCATGGTATCGTTATTATCTTGACATTAATACAGGTGAACACGAATGGAGCGGCAGACGTATAAGAATAATAGATAAGCAAACGGAATATCCAGGTTCAAATGATATATGGAGTTTATGGTGGAATATGTGGACCAATGAAATGATGTGTAAGCCCGTATTAGAATATAGAGGAAATGATGAAGTAGGTTTATCACCTGCATCATCAAGTGACGTCACTTATATATGTATAACAGGTGATTTACTTTACCAAAAAAGTGGTACATTAGGTAATGACACTGTCAATGTGTGGATAAAAGATACAAATTATAAAGTATATATTACAACAACATTTGATGATGCCGGATATAATGCCGCAAATAAAACTGAATCACTCATTTATACTAGAAACTATGGTGACGGTGAATATAATAATGGATGGCCATGTCTAAAATGTGTCCTTAACATTGGTGACAAATGGTGGGATGGAAGTACATGGCAAGCAGAATATCGTGAATTTTGGCTTTATTTCCACAAGGAGAATGTAGGAACAACAGGACAAGAAAAACTATTGATGTATGATTGGAATAAGATAGTTGTAAATCATGATTATACTAGTGGAATAAATGAAGACTGTTTTGCAATTCCTATATATAAAACAGATAATGTGTTCGGAAAATTAAACTTTAAAGTATTCAACCCATATGTGCCATTAACAGGTGTTACAGATACATGGGTATCAGATTACATGGATGCACAACTGATAAATGGAGAATATTATGTCAACATTAATATTCAAAGTTGTGTTCCAGCCGTATTTATGAAGGACTTTGGTATCAAGGTTGTATCAGTTAAGGACTATATAAATAGACCACAAACATGGATTAGTACAACAGAAAAGAAGAATGAAAACAAAGACATAACTTATTCTAGTAATATTTCAAACAATAATGTTGTAGAGTTTAGTGATTTAGACCTGATGATAAACACATATAACTATAAGAAGCCATTAGCAGAATCATATGTGTTCATATATTCAGGTAAAGGTTCTTATCCAAGAGAATTAGGTTATCAATATTTATCTGACACAGAATATTCATTTAAAGATAATGTGAATAACAGAACAAATATTGAAGAAAGATTATTAGTTGAACAATATAAGGACCATTATTCAACACCAAAACTAATATACAATTGTCAAGTTCACAACTATTATGCACCATGGCTTTGTGTCACTCCAACAGCTATTGGAAACAAACGCATGATAGTTGATGAACAAGACTATGATGTCAAGGCAGATATAAATACACTTAAACTTATTGAATTTTAAACAAAAACATTTGTCTAATTATTGTTATGAACATATATTTAGTTATTGTTTATTATTAACTATACCACCTGAATTATACACAATTATTGAATCGGGTTGTTATAATATGTTCAACAATTGTAAAAATATAAATTAATACTATGTCATCATTAAATACATTAGAGCAGAGAATACAAACTATTTCAGATACTTTAACTTTAGAACAAAATAAACTAAATATGCATGTAACTGATTGTGAAGATGATATAAATGAGATAAACATTAAAATCAATGCTTTACAAAGAGAAGACCAAGAATTACATGATGAAATACATGATGTTGCAGAAGATGTTGATAATAATACATCAAGAATATCTGCAATTGAAAATAAGAATTATCAAGGTCAAATAAATGAGATAAATGAAACATTGACCGAAGGTGATAATAGCATTCAAAATCAAATTAATGCAATGGATGCTGAACATCATGAAGAATTACATGATTTGGCTAATAGTATTGATGCTCACACAATTAGATTAAATAGAGTAGAATTAGCACAATCTGAGATACCTGAACATGTTATTTTGACTATGGATGAATATGAAGCATTAGGTACTCCAGATCCTACAAAAATATATTTCACTTATGAAACTTAATTATGATTTTTGTAAATAGAAATAAAGAAGTTGTATTAGTAACTGCAGAAGGAAAAGAAATAACATCTATTTTTCAGGGTGTCCAATTATTATGGGAAGCAGTTCGTTCATGTTTTGGTAGTGGAATATGGGTAGGTAAAAAACCATGGATAGGTAAAGAAGCATGGAGAGGTTCAAAAAGATATTAATTAAATAAAAATCGAATATAAAATTATGGCAAAAACAAATACAGGAGATATTCAGGATTTAAATGTTTCATGGGAAGGTTATGCAGGTACCTCAGTTGAGAAATTTATCAAAGACGAATTAAGAGGTGCTTGTGGATATATTTACAGAAGCAGACAAAAAGAAGGTGAATTTTACTATTTATATGGTTTTCACAATTATGAAGACTATGAAGCATGGAGCCAAGGAGATACATCTATTGTTCCACTTTTCAGAGTACAATTACCTAATATAGAAAATGATATATATGCTGCTAATTTATATACTAATTCTAATACAAACAAATTAGTTAATTTAGGACAAGGTATTAAAATAGGACTTAAATATACTTCAACTTCTACTAATCCTAATACACAAGTTGAAAGTGACACATATAATGAAGGTACACTTATAATTAGTAGAAGTGCAAATGGTAGTGCATTCTCAGAAGTTGGACGTATGACAATACAACCAATAGAGCATGATGTTGATGAATTTACAACAATAGACATTACACAATATTTAGCTGATGGTGATAATAAGATTAGACTTCGTGTAGAAGATAATGTCAATGGTGCTGTATCAAATAATATAATCTTTAATTCAATTGTAAATACTACATTAAAGGTTACAAATGCAACTGATACAACAAAACCAATGACAGCTGCTCAATTTATGTATTATATTGAAGGACAAGTATCAAAGACATTAAACCTTAGAATAAGACAAAATGGCAATACTGATAGTTATTCATTCACAATAGGTTCAAATACATATATTGAAGCTCCATATATTACACCAACAATAAGCAAATTATATGATACAGGAACAATTGAAGTTGAAGCATGGTTAAGTGTGGA